GTGGTAACTGACATTCGCAATGCGCGTCCTATCACCGTTCTGGTGGAGCCGCCAACGTTCACCTGCTTCAACTCAAACATTGCCGACATTGAGATCGGCCTGAAGATCCTTGCAGCCCCTCCGGGAAATCAAGACGCAGTTGACTACCTCATCACCACAGCCGACACGATCATGAACAGCGGCATCTCCCTCATTCGAGGGTTTCCCGGCCTCATGCAAATCGGTGAACAGCAAATCCCGACCTATGACCTCACGGTTCGAGTCGGAACACAAAGGAGTTAGCCCCAATGGCGGCAACCGTTTACCTCTCACAGCCCGCGAGCCTCACCATTGGTGGCGTGCAGCTGGCTGACCAGTGCAGCGCCGTCAGCCTCACGCTTGGGCAGGCGCCGCTTACCTCTACCGCATTTGGCGACGGTGGCGAGCGTTTCGCTGGCGGCCTTCAGACTGTCGAGGGCACCATCACCCTGTACGTTGACTACGGCTCTAACAGCGTGGAAACCACCGTCGCCGCCGAGCTGGGCGCGGGTGACACGGCTATCGTGATCCGTAAGGATGCGGGCGCACCGGCGGCAGATAACCCCGAGTGGCTGATCAGCAACACGATGATCGGCAACTACCCCATCACCTACACGGTGGGCGAGCTTCAGGTCATGGAAGTGTCATTCAGTGGTGGCACTTGGGTCCGTGACGTCACCTAACAAGTAATCAGGGGGAACACATGGCGGATACGTCGGCAGTATCGGGAAATATCAGTTTCACCATCGGCACGGCTAAGCATGTCGTGGACATTGCGTCCATTCGGAACACCATTGCATTCGAGAGGCACTTCAACGTGTCGGCGCAGGTTCTACAAATGGCGCCCCGGCTTGAATACATCGCGTTCCTCGCATGGAAGGCAGCGTCCACGGCAGGCATAGCCGTACCAAAGACGTTCGACGGGTTCGTGGATGTAGTTGAGGACCTCGAAGTCATCGACGGGGACGTACCCGCCGATTCAAACCCTACGGACGGGGGACAGTAAGCCGAGCGTTAGCCGTCGTGCTGGCGCAGACTGGTTTCTGGCCCCCGGATGTAACGTTCACCATGAAAGACCTAAATACCGTGATGGACGTACTTCAGGAGTCCCGTAGGTAATGCCTGCACAACTGACCAGCGAAGTGGTGGGCGTCAAAGACACCATCAAGCAGCTGCGGCAGCTGGACCCAGAGCTGCGAAAGCAGTTCAACCGGGACATCAAAGCGGCGTTGGCTCCGGTCATTTCGAAGGTGAAGGCGTCTTACCCGCGCATGCCGCTGTCGGGCATGGTGAACGAATGGACGCCCAACGTCGAAGCGGGCTACACGATCTTTCCGTGGACTATCTCGAAAGTCAAAAGCGGCCTGACCGTCAAGACTTCAACACGCAAGAATAAAAACGCCGTGGTTTACATCAGTCAGGCTAACCCCGGGGCTGTGCTGTTTGAGACTGTCGGCTTAGGGAACGAGCTGGGCCGAAACATCCGCAGCGTTTCCCCTCGCTTGCTTTGGCCCATCGTTGACGAAATGACCCCGGCCATAATCAAGGGCGTCGATGAGATCGTGGTGCTGGCCGAACGCACCGTGCAAGGGAAGGTTCGCTAGTGGCTATCACCATCCCGATCATTACCGACTTCAACGGTGCCGGAACAGATAAGGCGATTCGCCAGTTTCAGCGCATGGAGGGCGCTGGCGCGAAGGCCGGTTTGGCGATCAAGAAAGCGGCGCTCCCCGCTGGCATCGCGCTTGCTGCGCTTGGGGCGGCTGCGGTTGACGCGACGAAGGCCGCTATTGAGGACCAAGCGGCACAAGACCAACTTGCCCGCACCCTTCTCACGTCGACCAAGGCCACCAAGGGTCAGGTGTCGGCTGTCGAGGAGTTCATTACCAAAACGTCGCAGGCCGCTGCCGTTTCGGATGACGAGCTGCGCCCCGCGCTTGCGATCCTCGCTCGCGGAACGGGCAGCCTCACCGAAGCCCAAAAGGGGCTAGGGCTGGCCCTCGACGTCGCCGCCGGTACGGGTAAGCCGTTGGCAACCGTTTCTGAGGCTCTGTCGAAGGCCTACGCGGGCAACCTACGCGGCCTGAATGCTCTAGACCCCCGCATGAAGGAACTGGTCAAGAATGGCGCCACAGCCGAGGAAGCCATTGCCATCCTGTCCAAGACCTTCAAGGGCGACGCAGCGGCGAGCGCCGACACTGCCGCGGGACGTTTCAAGGGGCTGGGCATTGCCCTAGACGAAACGAAGGAATCAGTGGGCGCGGCCCTGCTCCCGGCCGTGGAGAAAATCCTGCCGGTCATTCAGAAGTTCGGGAACTGGGCACAGAACAACCCCAAGGTATTCCTAATCCTTGCCGGGGCGGTGGCGGGCCTTTCCGTTGCCGTGATTGGCCTCAACATTGTTATGGGCATCCTCGCGCTCAACCCTGTGGCGCTGGTCATCGGCGCAATCATCCTCGCCGTGGTCGGCCTCACCGTCGGCATCATCACCCTCTACAAAAAGTCGGAAACGTTCCGGAAAATCGTGGAAGGCGCGTGGGAGGGAGTCAAGAAGGCTGTCGAGATTGTCGTCGACTACCTGAAGGGCCCGGTGGTGGCCGCGTGGGACACCATTCAGGGCGTTCTCGAAGTAATCAAGGGCCTTATCTCCGGTGATTTCTCCCGAGTGTGGGAAGGGCTAAAGACCACCATTGGCGGCGTGCTCGACGGCATCAAGACCACAATCTTGGCGTTCCCGCTGTTGATCGGTGGCGCCGTGCTGGACATTGGTAAGACCATCGTGAGCAAGATTGCCGAGGGCGTCGCCGACATTGCCGCAAAGGTGTGGGAAAAGATCACCGGGCTTCCTCAAGCGCTAAAGAATCTTGCCGTGGCGTGGGTCGAAGGTTTGGTAGAGCTGGGCGGGCGCATCATCACCTACACGGTGAGAGGCGTGACCGGACTAGGTGAAAAGGTTTGGGACCACATCAGCGGGATACCCGAGTTTCTGACAAAGAAAATCAGCGGGATTGCCGAAGCGATGGAAAACATAGGCGGGAAAATTGTCGGTTTTGTTGTAACCGGCATCAAGAGTGCCGCCAGCGGCGTGGCCGGTGGCCTCAAAACGATGCTGAACGCTGTGATTTCAGTAGTGAACAAGGCGATCAACGCTGTGAACAAGATTCGCGGCGGCGTCAACAAGATCAGCCCATTCCCTGACATTCCCGCGATTCCCAACATCGACCCGATTGAGCTTGCGAAGGGCGGAATCGTCACCCAACCCACACTCGCCCTGATCGGTGAGGCCGGACCAGAGGCCGTTATCCCGCTTAGTGGCCGCAACGCCGGGATGGGTATGGGCATGACAATCAACGTGCAAGCGGGGCTTGTGGCAAACCCGGACCAGATCGGCCAGCAGATTATTGAAGCAATCCAGAAGGCGCAGCGGCGCAGCGGCCCGGTGTTCGCCCCGGCATGAGTGCGCCGACCCTGCAAATCCTCGTGGGCTTTGAGCAGACGGCCAACTTTGGGACGCCGTTTCAGCTCAACAGCGGCACGTTCGGCTTGCTCAACACCGGCACGCTAGGCGGCACGCAGCTGGTTGACGTCACCAGCATGGGCGAAAGCGTGACGATTACCAGAGGCCGTAACAGGGAAACCGAGCAGTTCAACGCCGGAACGGCCACGGTGGTGTTTGACGACCCCACGCGCATCTTTGACCCGCTGAACGATGCGTCGCCGTTTTACCCGTTTGTGGGACCGCGCAACCCCATCATCATTTCCGCTAACGGCATCCCCATCTATACCGGCGTGGTGACAGATTGGGACCTTGACTACGGCTTCACAACGTCCGGCAACGTGACTTCCGTGCAGTGTTCCGACGGCTTCACCGTCTTTGCCAACCAAAGCTTTGACGAATGGACGCCGACGGCCCAATCGTCCGGCGTTCGCGTCAACGCCGTGCTTGCCCGCCCCGAAGTGAACTATCAAGGCGCTAGGGCTATCTCGACTGGTAGCAGCACGCTGGGCGCGTACCTCATTCCCGCGGGGGGAAACGTCTTGCAATACCTGCAAAACGTGGGCGCATCAGAACAGGGCTATTTGTTCATGTCGTCCGCTGGCACCCTGACATTTCGGAGCCGAGCCGACGCGCTGAACCCCTTGCCCGTCCTCGACTTCAACGATAACGGCACCGGCATCCGTTACCAGAGCCTGACCAACGCTTACGGGGACGAGCTGCTGTTCAACTATGTCCAAACGCAATCCCCGGCGGGCGCGGTCCAGATCGCGTCAGATGCGTTTTCGATTGCCCGCTACCAGTCGCAGAACTATTCAAAACTGGACCTGTTGAACAGCACCACGGCAGAGGTGGCGGGACTGGGGCAATACCTGCTCGGCCGCTACAAAAATCCCCAAGTGCGTTTTACTGGCATCGGGACGCAGCTGGCCGCGCTGTCCCAAGCGGATCAGGATGCATGCCTAGGTATTGACCTCACAGACATTGTGGCCGTGGGTAAAACGTTCGACACTGGCAACCCGTCGCACCTGACCCAGACGCTTATAACGTCTGGCGTGTCGCATGACATTTCACCGGGCAGCCATGTCATACGCTTTACTTTCGAAAGCACGGACGGCAACGCTTACCTCACACTAAACGCCGACCCGCTCGGCAAGCTCGACACAAACCTGTTGGCGTTCTAAGGAGTTAGTTATGGCGTGGTCAGACCCCGGTGATTTCACAAGCGGCCAGATTCTTACCGCTGCACAGATGGACAGCGTTCGGGAAGCGATGTTTCTGGGGCAGGCGACGTTTACCAACGAAGCCGCCCGTGACGCAGCAATCCCGGCAACTGGTATTGCCTTGCAGGAAGGCATGCGGGCCTATCTGACCGCGCCCACGGTGCCAGCGGCTACCGGCGGAAACACAATGCTCCCCAGCGGGATCACCACCGTTTACAACGGGAGCGCTTGGGTTTGTCTCACGGAGGTTGCCACTTTGACGACAACCCAAGGCACCACGACGTCCTCGACGTTTTCGCCGACGCTTACCAGTGGCGGGACAAACCCAAGCGTGACGTTGGTAACAGGTTCTACCGCATTGATCACCATTGCCGCAGACATTCAGGTCAGCACAACTTCGACTGTCAACGTTGACGTTGCCGTCTCCGGTGCGTCCACGAAACCGGCTGGGGACTACGGCAACGGCATCGTCGTGCAGAGGTCAGATACTGGGCTTGCCGTCACCTATTCGCGGACCATTTTGATTTACAGCGGACTTACAGCGGGAACCAATACCTTCACGCTGAACTATTCCGTCAACGCTGGCACGGCAACTATCAGCAAGCGGAGCATTATCGCTAAGGGCGTGGCGTGACCACCGAGGACGCCCACAGCATCCGCGCCGACATTCGAGAGCTGCGCGAAACGCTCGCCACTGTTGAGAAGTTGCAGCGGGAAGCCAACGGGCGTCTGGGCACCCTTGAGACGCGCGTATTCGAGATGGAACTGTGGCGGGCACGCTTGCAGGGCGCAGCGGCGACCACGCGGGGCGTGTGGCTACTCGCAGGCGGAGCGATCACCGGCATCGTCGTCGGCATCATCAACAACACATAGGGGGACCAGTGGCGATCAGTAACGGACAACACGCGCTTAGGAAGGCATCGAAGTACCTAGGCGCGTATGAAGGCGCACCAAACCGTTCCGGCTCGCCCATCGTGGACGAATGCCAAAGCCTCTACGGCTTGCAGGGCGTCCCTTGGTGCGCGTGCTTTGTCGGGTATTGCATTGCCGAGAGCGCAGCCACGGCGGCCTACAAGAAAGATGCAAAGACGGTCGTGCATCCCTCGACTGCCGAGATGGTGACGCGGGCCAAGCGCAAGGGCTGGTACAAGCCGCACGGCAAGACGACCAAGCCGGGGGACCTGTTCATCATCGACGGCCTGCACGTTGGGTTCGTCAACTACCTGAACAAGGATGGGACGTTCCAGACCCTTGAAGGAAACGCGAGCAATGGCGTCCGTTCCCTTACCCGCTCGTGGTCCGACGGCTGGCAGGTCATCAGC